GGAAGATTGGAACTAATAAGAACCTATCTTGAAAGGAGGGAGAAAAATGGCTGAATTATTTGTTTACGCAAGGTGCGAGCATTGCCTGTCTTGGGACTACCACACCGTGGTTGACCTCAGAAGCAACAGGTATATTGTGTGCAAATGCAAAAAATGTCTGCGGATATTTGCCGTTATTTAGAAAGGAGGTAACATGAGAGATTGCAGGAAGTGCAGGTTTTATTCACCAAGAGAGAGAGCATTCGGCTTTTGTACCCTAAGGAAGCTCGTTATCTGCTATCCCGGGTATGATTGCCTTAAGTGCCTCTACTATGCCGAAGGATTGGAGGAATAATGAGCTGCAAAGACTGTGCGTTTCATTTTAATACGGCTTATTTGTTAGGACGCCAAAGCCATGACTGTTGTTCCTTTGTCAGGAGAGCCTGCCAAAACTGTGCTTTCAACAAAGGGTTAAGATGCAAACTGTTCAATGACAAAATAGAAAACCCCATTCCTTATGAGGATTACATCTCAGCCTACAGGCTGGAGATGTATCCGACGTTAGGGGCTAATCCCACCTAACGTCTGCGGTTTACACGGGAGTTCCGCCACAAAAACTCCCGACCATTTTTAACATAATATAAATATATGGAAAAACTTAAAAGAAATAAACAAATAGCTAAAGACTTTCAAGAGAGCGGATCCTTTTCCGATATTGCCAGAAAATATGGTCTTTCCTATTCTACCGCTAGGGAAATTATTTATAGGAAACTTAAACCGGAAGAGATAAAAGAAGTGCAGGAGTGGAAAAAAGAGATAACAAGAGAGGCGGCCAAAGAGAGAAAAAGAATGCTGACAGAAGAACAGAGGGAAAAAAAGAAAGCATATATGCGCGAATACAATAAAAAATATTATCAGAGAAAGAAGTTTGACAGGAATAAGAGTAATGATATACAATAATATTGTATGAACACAAATCACTTAAAATTCTTTATGGGAATATCCCAGGCACCTATAGTTGCGAGGCTATAGGTCGGTTTTAAGAAGCCGAAGTGATGCCTGGGATATTTTTGTAAAGAATAATCCCCATGCCACATGAATTTAAGAAAGGCAAAACCTGCTGAAATAGCCATGGTTATGATAAAGGAGCTCCCTCCTTTGGCTGTTTGCGACAAAACAGAAGAGGTTTATTATTATGAAGATGGGCAATACATATTATTCCCCACGGAGATGATGAACAGATTTGTCTATAAGTTTTTTGTTGACAATGAATGTAGCGACGCATGGACTGAAAGCAAGGCCAAAGGCATTATAGCCGGGATAAGGTATGACCCATACAATGTTCCGATAGTATCATTTGATCAAGACGAAAAGCATATAAACTTAAATAATGGAGTATTAGACACAGAAGGAATAAAGTTAAAACAACACTCTCCGGAATATTATTTTACTTATAAGCTGGATGTGGATTATAAGCCGGGAAATACTGACTGCCCGGAATTTATGAGTTTTTTGGAAAGTGTTTTTAACGAACCGAATAAAGACGGAGAGTTTGAACCTGATTGGGAGACAATAGACAAAATATTAAAAATAGGAGGTTATCTTTTATATCCCAAAAATAAGATGGAAAAATTATTTATGTTTTTGGGAGATGGCAGTAACGGCAAATCTTTTTTGATAGATATATACCAATCTTTTTTCCCGAAAAAATTCGTTACATCCCTTTCGCTTAAAACACTTTCTGATGAAAACAGTTTCTCTAGAGAGCAACTTATTTACTCCAAGCTCAATATATCCGCCGAGGAAAAAGGGCAGAAGATAGACTCGGAGCAGATAAAAAGAATAGTTTCCGGACAAGACATAACCGTTAATAAGAAGTTTGAAAAGAATCCAAATATCACCCCCAAAACCAAGATTGTGGTTGACAGTAACGGATTGCCTTACTTTTCAGACTCCACCCATGGGACATTAAGAAGGATATATTCCATAAAATTTAAAAACAGATTTGTCCCTTATGAAGTTTATAAGAATTTCCTAGACCCCAAAACCCAAAGAGTTTTCCCGCAAAAACAAAAGTCCGCTTTTTTTTCAAAAATAATGGAAGAGAAATCAGCCATTTTAAATAAGTTTTTAGATGGTCTTAAATCACTTAAAGACAATGATTGGCACTTAGCTGAAACGCAAAATACAAATGAGATGAGCAAAGAGTATCAAGAAGACACGGACACTATCGGCTTTTGGCTTAATGAAAACTATCGCATCCCGACAGAAGAGGAAAAGGAAGAAGATTTTTTTGGAGGGACTCCGGCGACAGAAATTGTAGATAATTTTTATCAATATTATGTTGAAAACTTTCCCGGTAAAAAGTTTAATTATTCCACCAAAGCCCTTGGCAGAAGAATAAAAGAATTGTTCCGGGTGGAAACTGAATATAGGTTTATTAAAAATGATGTTAGCGGTAAACGGAAAAAGATAACTGTTTATCCCATAATAGAAAAGAAAGAAAATGAACAGGAGTGAATTAAAAAAAACATTCAATGTCAGCGACAAATGGGTGTTCAATAAAAGAATAACCTATTTAAAGAATCTTCTTGCCGATCTGAAAAAGGAAAGGGGGAGGTTTTTTAAACTGTACTGCCAAGCATCTTCCAAAGACGCATGGTTGCCTGGATGGAAGATAGAAAAAATTGATGACAGAATAGAAAAAACTGAAAAAAGTATTTATTACCTTAATAAGTTTAAAAACAATGAAGGCCAAGACAATTATGTTGACATTGAAACCATAAAGACAATTCCCATTAAAGATGTGGCTGATAGTTTTAATTTACCGCTAATAAAATCAACGGATAAAAGGTATTACTGCAAGTTAAGAAATGAAAAAACACCGTCTTGTTGCATATATAGAGAACAAAACAGTTTTTATGATTTCGGCTCCAAGCAAGGAGGTAGCGTGATAGATTTTTATATGCAACTGACGGGTTGCAGTTCCGGACAAGCCATAAAAGAATTGAAGAATTATCTTTAGCTATTGACAAATTTCATTCTATGATATATAATAGTATATATGATAAATAATAAAAAGATATGATTGAAAAACCAATAACAAAATACTGCGAAAAACATGGTATTAGTATCAGGCAATTATCAAAAATGGATGGATTCCCTCTCTCTTATGTTTATCTGTTAAAGCTTAATGCCGGAGAGAAAACGGACATGAGAGTGGGCACGGCTTTAAAGCTATACAATTATACCAAAGAAAACTTTGGCGATGGGCTTTCCGTTTGGGATATTTTTGATTATAAATATAAATTATAATTAACTACAAAACATTATGTCTGAAGATCTATTTCGGGAAGAAAACATTCCCAAATCAAACTGGATGTCCTTTGACAATGTCGGGGACTACATCAAGGGAACACTGGTGGACACCTTTTATAAAAAAGGTACGGGACAAATGCCTGACCAATGGGTATATGTCCTGAAAAATGTTACCATTAACAATGATGCCCTAGGATTTGCGGGTGAAAAGGCTGAAGATATTCAAGAAGAATACAATGTAGGGATAAGAGCTGACAAAGATTTCATCCATTCCAGAATGAAGAAGGCCAAATTGGGTCAAGTGGTCGGTTTGAAGTTTGAAAAAGAAATACCGCCCAAACAGAAGGGGTATAACCCCGCTAAATCTATTACTCCTTATGTCGGAGAAATGGATGAAAAGGCTGATGAGTTGATAAAGAAAGATGACGGCATAGACTTCGGCGAAGAAAAGGAGATAAATTCAAGCGACATTCCTTACTAAACTTTTATGAAAATAAACAAAATATTCATTCAAAAATCCAGAACCATTAACACCGAAGGCACCCTCGGCAGAGACGCTTACAGGAAGATAATGGTTGGCATGGAAGCGGAGGTAGGTGAGGGAGAAACCCCGATTAAGGTTAGAAATAAACTGTCCAAGGAGGTTGACGATACCATCAAGGAAGAGATATTGAAGATAAAAACCACTCAAAAAAAATATAAGAACTTTTAATTATGCTTACCAAAGAAGAATACTTCACCAAAGACAATAAGTATCTTAGTAACTCAAAGCTGAATTGGTTTGAGAAAGATAAGTCTTTATTCAAGAAGTTCTTTATTGATGGTGAATACGAAGACAAGCCGTCGGATCCGATGATAATAGGCAGTGCTGTTGATACTTGGTTGACCGAGGGCAAGGAAGAGTTTGAGAGACAATATCTTTATGTAACCAAGAGAAACAGAAAAGGAGATACTCCATGGGAAAGGCAGCTCAATAAGACAATGTATGAAGAGGTTGAGAATCTATGCAAGGCGGTGGAAAGGCAATCTGTGTATCAACATCTAAAAGATTTTGAGAAGCAGAAAATGTTATATTGGGATATGCCTATTGGTGAACACTTTAAGGGACTTTGCGGGATATTGGATTTTTTAAAAGTTGAAGATGATAGGGCGATAATAGTTGATCTGAAAACCATGAACGGCCAAGGCTCACCTTCAACTTATAATTATAAATGTTTAGATAGCGGATATTATAGGCAAATGGCGATGTATAGCTTATTGGTAGAAAAGAATTATAATATCCATGACATAGAATGTTTTCATTTAGTAATACAGCGAGATGCTGACGGCATATTTCCGGTATATTTTTTTAAGTTCTCAGGCGAAAGGATACAAGAAGCCAAAAGGGAAATAGATGAACTTATAACCGAACTTAAAAAGGAAACGAAATTCAAGCCAAGGGATACTAAATGGGAAGATTACATAGAAATATAAATCAAAAATGGGGCTGGGGGTTTGCCAGTGTCTCCGTTGGCCTTACCATGAGGCATAAAGTTATATACTTTAAAACAACGAAAGACATTGACCTCCACCCGGCTCCATTCATATAAATTTATGGCAAAATCAAAAAAACCAACACCATTAAAAGATAATGTTATTGTAGAGCTAACACTCAAAAAACCTTCCAAGCTCATTTTGGCGGGTAAAGAAAACGACTATTACAAGGGGTTTAAACCGCAAAAAGAAGTTGCTTATAGCGTCGGTCCTGACAACAAACAAGTCAAAGAAGGTAATGAGGTTATCGTTGATAAGATGGTAAGGCAAGACATACATAGAAAAATATCTTTCGGCACTGATGACGAAAGCTTGGAAAACAAAAAAGATTATGTAAAAATATATTATCTTGCCAAGGGAGATGAGATCTTCGGGCAATATGAATAATGAGGTTATACCGGCACCAAAGAGAAATTATAGAAAATGCTCCCAAAAAACATTTACTTGCTTGGGGCACGGGTACGGGAAAATCTCTGGCTTGCATAAAACTGTCAGAATTATATGGCATACACAACGTCCTGGTAATATGTCCCAAGTCCATAAAAGAACAATGGCGATCTGAAATAAGAAAGTTCGCTTATGAGCATAGGTTATTCACGGTTAAGACCAAAGAAGAGTTTAAAAGAGATTGGAAAGACTTGACAAAATTTAGAAAAATCATTATAGATGAAGCTCATCATTTTTCAGGGTATAAATCCCAGCTTCATAAGACCTTAATAAAATATATAAATATAAATAAGCCGGAACAGATATACTTGGCCACAGCCACCCCGTATCTATCCACTATCTGGAACATATATTCCTTAGGAAAGATACTCGGCTTTGACTGGAAGTGGCACAAATGGAGGCGATACTTCTTCCATGAAGTGCAAATGGGCAGAAGAACCATCCCACAAGAGAAGAGGCAGATAGACGGGGTGCCGATGGAGAAGATAGTGGCCGATATAATAAACAATAAATTGGGTGGTTCTGTCAAGCTGGAAGATTGTATTGATGTTCCAAAGCAAACATTCTTAACCGAGAAGTTTGACTTGACAAAAGAGCAATTAAATGGCATGGAAAGCATTGAAGATGTTAACCATATCGTTTATTGGACTAAGTGCCACCAGATAGGAGGAGGTACATTGAAATCGGACGGCTACATTGAAGACCAGTTTTTCCAGTGCGAAAAATTAAACAGGGTGTTAGAGTTATGCAAGGAAAACAAAAAGCTGGTTATAGTTTGCAGATATAATAATGAACTTGACCTGCTTGAGAGTAAGATCAAGAATAAAAAAGTTATTAAAATAAACGGTCAAACAAAAGATAGAAGCAGCGCAGTCGTTGAAGCCGACTTTTTGCAGGATTGTGTGGTACTGGTAAATGCGGCTTGTAGTGAAGGATATGAACTCCCGACATTCTCGATGATGGTTTTCTATAGCTACGACTTTAGTTTAAAGAACTACATACAAATGCTTGGACGCATCCAAAGGATAAACAATTTAAAAAAGAATGTTTATATAAGTTTGATAAATAGAGACTCAATAGATGAGGATGTTTATAAGAGCATACAAAGAAAAGAAAATTTTGATATAGAAATCTATAAAAAATGAAAAAAAGAGAACAAAAATTTACCACAGCGTTTCAAAAGTGGCTCAAATACAACATGCCGGAAAGTGCTTTGTTTGAAATTAAGTATGTGAGGAATAATAGATATAATTTTAAGTCAGACAAATCTTTAAGGAAGGAGATGAGGGTATTAAAATTAGCCCGCAACAAATTTATTTATAAATTCAGTGATTTTAGCCGCTTAGGGACGCCCTGCGATTGCATTAAACTGAATCAGGGGGAGGGGTATATCGTATTCACTTGGGACGGAAAAAACTTTTATATCATTGAAGTTCACATATTAGAACATCATATAAAAAACGGCCACAAATCTTTAAGCCATAGCGACGCTAAAAAGATATGTAACCGTTCGGGGACATTATGATTATAATAGAAATTTTAGCTTTAACTTTATTCGGTTTTATAATATTCGCTATTATAAAATCCGGGGTAGAGTTTTGGCAAGATAAGACAGAAGAAGAAAAAAAAGTGTTTACCAAGTTTATTTTGTGGATCGTTGCGATAATGATCTTTCTTATGATTTTTGGAGCGTAGCCTAATCGTTGATGTAGAAAGTTCTGAATTCTGATAGTTCTCCAATTCTTTGTAGTTCTTTTTGCAACTTCTCTCTGTCTTCTCTTACACTCCACCTTTTTATTTCTTCCGGGGTATAGTCGTATTTCCTGATGGTATGAAGCAAACTTATCAAATTTTTGTGGTCTCCCCCCTCAGTTCCAGCGGCCACTCTTAATGCTGTTGACCATCCACGGGAACCTATAGCTTCAAGCCAATACTTTTTCCTGGGATTGACCGTATAAAACTTAGTGCCATCTTCCGATGTATGCTTTTTAAAATTCATCCAATCTTTTAAAAATTCCGGCATCGGTTCGTAATGCTTGCCGTAAGTATCTTCGTCTATTTTTCTTTCTTTAAATATATTATATCCGGTTAATTGCTCGGTGGGGATTTTTATAAGAGGTGATAAAGATATGCCGAAACCCCTTAGAGGTTTAGATAATTTTTCTGTGGCTTCTTCCAGAGGGAGACCAAGGCCTGACCAGTAACCACCCTGTCCTTTAATAGTAAACCTTTCTCTTAGCCACTCCGGTAAATATCTACTTTCATCCCCCTCTTCTCCTTCCGGGGAAAGATTAAGCGATCTTTGCAGTTTAAAAAGCCCGCCATATTTCCCAGGCTGCATTATCATTTGTTCAATTTGCAAGGGAACATTGGCTCTAGTAAATCTATAAAATGGCATAACCCTTTTCATAACACTCTTTTCAAAGGTCGTAAGACCTTCGGGCGAGTAATCAAAATTGTATTTCATTACTCTTTTAGCCGCCTGTAACGGATCCATACCCTTATCAAGACCATCTAAAAACATAGGAAGCCTTACCCCATTTTCCACGGTTTCCATGGCGGTTCTTGGGTATTTATTTAAAAAGTCTTTGGCTCCCGTTATCACACCCTTATCAAGCTCTTCCATAAAATCTATTATTCCGCTTTGTCCCAATACTCCGTAATCTTGAGCCAACCTTTTAATATCGGAATAAGGCACTTCATCACCGGCCTTATAAACCTTGCCTCCAACTTCAATATCTTTACTAAACTTTCGAACTCCTTTAGCACCTTTAGTTATCATTATAGCATCACTATATTTTTTAGGATTTGTCAAGCCACCTATAAAATTATTAAAAATACCACCAAGGGCGTTTCTGGTATGAAAGGCCGGGAACCAACCGGTTACACTTCCTTTCCAGAATCTTTGAACGCTATCATAAAAATTTAAAAATTCTTTTGTTGCCTCATCATTAACAGCAATATCTGTTATCTTTTGCAGGTCTTCTAAAATTGGTTCCGGAACTAATGTATCTGCAAAGTCGTCGCTAACCTTATCAGCCCTAACCCACTTAATACCGGCACTATCAACACTGCCGTGGGTTAACCCCTTTTCACCGGCCTTTACTCCGAAGTTTCTTTTAGTGGATTGTAAAAAGTCTTTAGTCCTTATATCTTTTATACTTCTAAGGCCAGAACGAGAAAAGGCTTTAAAGGCGTTTTCTTCAAATAGGCCGTCTTTAAGTCCCCACTTTTTTCTAACTTGTTCATTTATTTCTCTAACCGAAGTATTTCTAACTTTATACAATTTACCGTCTTTTACAAAATCATTGGCATTAACCAATTTAGAGCCCTTTTCTTTAAGTAATTTATTATACTGTTTTTTAGTCAGCTTGTCAAGCCTGGTGAAGCCCGCTCTTTTAATATTTTGAGGGGCTATTTCTTTTCCGGTTTCATCAACCAGTCCTAAAACATCTCTATGTTTTCCCTTGGGGTCTCGCAATGGTTTTAAAAACATACCAAAATCCGCACCACCTTCTCTTATGGCGGCTGCCGCTTCATCGGTAAGCATGTGGTGCATATAATTAGGAAGCTCTTTTGTTATTATACCCTTTTCTTTAAGCTCTCTGGCAAAAGTGTCCTGATTCTTTTTTAGGTTTATCATTATCTCATCCAAAAAATCATCGCCTGTGGTTTTAAATCCTTTTTCTATTGTTTCTCCTATAACTCTGCCGGCTTCCTCAACACCCCTTTTCCCTCTCGCTTTTTTAACCTTTTTGGTCATGCCGATTATATTGTCTTGAAACCGATTAGCTGAAGCCCTGACACCCTTGTGCATTAAATATTTATTATCTACATATTGTTGCCCTAATTCACCAAGAGTGTTTAAAATTTTTGAATCGGGAATAAAAAGTTTTTCTACCGCTTTCACACCACTCCTTACAAAAGGAGTTCTTTTTGCTATTTTACCGGTCAAAGACAATCCTCTGCCACCGACCTTAGCTATCGCACCACCAAATATCGTTGTCGGGTCGGCTATAATGTCGGCGGCAAGACCGACTACATCAACCGCGTCTAATTTGCCCTGTCTATCACTCCACCCCTCTTTCATCAAAGTGTCTTTCCAAGTTTTTTTATCGCTAGTCCTAGCTTCTTGTCCGGTAAAAGCACTTTTAAGACCGGACTTTATGTCATTCCAGTATGTTTCTCCAAAAGAAGCATCATTATATTTATGTTGATAAAAAGCATTTCCTATCTCAAAGGAGGAAAGCCCCCTGCCAAGCCTTTCAAGTAAAGAAAGTTTTGGTGGAGTTTCCGCTTCTTTAGCCTTTTCTTCTTCACCGACAGCTCTGGCATATTCAATTAACCCTTCAAGTTCGGTAACATCATATTTACTTGTCTTCTGTTCTCTTAAAGCAGGTATAGAAAAAGAAGAATCTTTATCGCCACCTAAAGAGGGAATAGAAAAAGAAGAATCCCTTTTAGAATCGGATGATAACTCATCTAATGTAAACTTCATAAAATATTTTTTATTGTTTCTTACCAAATAAATATTCTTTAACTTCATCCCATCCTTTATTTACCCAAGATTTCGGCAAATATTTACTTTTGTCCCAATCACTGGCAGTTTCCCACCAAGCTTCAGTAAAATTTTTAACACCTTCAACACCTTCCCCGGTTCCAAAGGTGCCAAGACCTCTTTCCGCATAGCTCTCTTCTTGGACTTCTCCTCCGCCTTCTATAACTTCTTTCGCCTCTTCTTCAACGGTAACTCCCTGCTCTTTACCTAACTTATCTTTAATCTCAGCCATCCTTTGTCTTAGCAGTGTGTCAATTATATCCGGATCTTGACTGATAGCCCCCTCTGTTTTAGCTAACCTGTTAGTAAATTCTTGATACCATTTTTTAGATTTTTCCGAGTTATATCCTCCCAAGCTTTCTTCCATCTCTATAGCTTGCATAGCGAGAGACGATAACTCGTCTTGAGGAACACCTGATGGCAACTTAGGAGCACCGGCACCAGATCCTCCTCTACCTCCAAGAGTTCCTTTACCGACTCTTCCCAGGCTTTTAGTATATTCAGTTTCTCCTGTCTGTTCATTTATTCCCATAACGGTTACATTACCATAAGCGTCGGTTTCTCTAATAACATACATATCTTTTTCTTTAGCTCCCTGGTAAACAGAACCGCCTACTTCTATCATAGTATCTTGGGGAACCTTGCCAAGTAAATCCATTAAGCTCTTTTTGAATTCAACCTCATTTCCAAGCTTCTTTTGTTGTTGAGCTTGCTTCAAGCTAGAGAAGTATGTATCAAAAGTTCCTTGGGGGAGACCAAGTCTCTGTTCATATTGTCTTTTTTCACTCGGCATAAACGCTTCCGGCACCATTTGGCTTTCGGCCAACTGTTCCATTTCTTGGTTAGCTTCTTGCCTTTCCAATCTTTCCCTCTCCATTCCCACTCTTTCGGCTTGCAAATTATAATTAAGCATCTCCATTTGCTGGTCTTGAGCCTCTTTTAATTTCTTTAAATTCATTTCTTCCTGAGCCATGGACATCTGTTGCAGTTGCATTACGGTGTTCATCTTTTGCTGTCTATTTTGTTGTATGGCGCTAAATAACTGGTTGTATGCTTTCCATTGCTTATCAGTTTCCGCTTGCTTAGCTTGCATAACAAGTTGCTGTTCTTGGGCATCAAGGTCGGCCAATCTCTGAATACCGGCCCTTTCCTCGGACGATATAATAGATGACTGTATATCCGTGGCGTATCTTTGCCTGCCAGACCTGGCTCCGGCAAGTTTCTTGGTATTTAAAACCGCCTTGTTGACTCTCTTGGTTTGTTGTCTTCTCCTTTCAAAAGTTTCCTTAATATTTTTAATGGCATTGGCTGATTGCTCGGAAATTGAGTCCGTATAATTTCCGAATTGGTCCATATAAGCTTGGAACTCAGAGTCCATATCTTCTTGGATACTCAAAAGCTGTTCCTCATAAGAAGGAGTTTCTTCTTCTTGTTCCTGTTCTTCTTCTTGTTGTTGTTGCTCATCTCTTTCTTCTCCAGCCGTCCCCTGTTTTTTAGAAGTATCAACACCGCTTTTTTGTTCTTCGGTGGATATTCCTGTTTGTTCCGCAAATTCTTCAGGTGTCGCATACTTATAACCGGGTAATTCAGCTTGTTCTTTATCAGTAGTTAAAAGAACATCTTCTCCGGCAGCCTCATCCACTTCCTGTTTCATATCTTCACTCTTTTCCGGGGCATAAACATATTTATGAAACTCTTCCCATTCCTGCGAAGACTTGGGAGCTCCGTATTTTTCTTTGTATTCAGCCATTGTGTCTCTTTCTTTTTTCAAATCCCTTCTATAAATATCCTTAACATCGGGATTTTGCGGATTGGATATTCTGGCAACATCATCTTCACTCAGGGTTGTCCCTTCTCCAAGATAACTTTCATCAGGTATCTTTTGGCCGGGTTTTAATTCTTCGCTTTTAGCGCCAACTTTGCTTGGAGCTGTACCGCTCCTCATTCCGTTGGCTGTATTTTTATCAGCCATAAAGTATATTATTATTTATAAGTTTAGTATTCTCCTTTCTCTTTCTATAAGTTCTCTGGCTAATCTGGAACTGGCAACAGAACGGTCAACAGTCGGAGCTTCCGGGGCATTCTCGCCTTCCTGGCTTTCACCACTGTAATAATTGCTGAGATTAAATTGTTCTTCTTCCATAGTTATATAAATTATTTTTTATTTTCATTGGCATATCTGGCCCTTACTGATGCCTTTGCTTTTTCTTTGGTGTCGGAATAACCGACAACTTTCCAACCACCGCTTTCTTTTTTCTTTATCGGCCATCCCTTTTTCGTTTTATTTCCTACTTTATATGGCATATTAAGTTCTGATTATATAATTAACAACTTGATAAGGTTGTAGATTGTTATGAGCAGAGCTAGCGTTATCGCCTCCGGTAGATTCAGTAGTAACAGTGTTTCCAGTTAAAGTATTTTCACTAGTTTCTGGTATTTCAGTTCCTCCGCTCCCTGAATCTACTAATGGAACTTTATGTGTATGTGACGGTAAGCCACTTTCTGCGTCAGTCAATGTATGCTCTTCCTCTCCCCCACTGTCACCTAAAGAGCTAAATGTACCAGTATCTTTACCAACCGGCACTCTCCCCTGTAAATCGGGTAAATTAAAAGTAGTTGAACCATCTCCTGCTCCATACGAATCTCCAATAGCATTAAACAAATCAGAATAAGTACTTCTGCTTACAGCTGAGCCATCACATAAAAGATAACCACTCGGTGCAGACCCACCACCATAAGGAAATATTATTCCAGAAGGAAAATCATTATCAGTTACATATTTATTACTACTACTCGGAGTCCCGCTTGTGCCTTCCAGGGCGTCTTGCTCGTCAGAGGTTAGGTTGGATTGGAACTTGGGTTGGAAGTATATGGTATCTGTATCTATGGCATATCCAAGCTCTATGCTGACCGTTCCGGCTGAAGTTGACACTTCCCCGGCTGTATCTGATAAGTAGTAAACATTATTGGCTGTCAGTCCGCTTTGGTTTTGGTCTTTACCCCGTACCAAAACTCCTCCTGATATAGTATTGCCGTCAGTTCCGCTTCCTTGAGCTATGCCAAGCATTACATTTTCACTGGTAGAAGCGGTAGAAGCGTCGGCTTTTTTCCATTCACCATCACTGGTATCAAGATAAATAATATCTCCGGCTGACAATGTCGCCCCGGCTGTTCCGCTCATCACTACCCTATCTATGGCGGCCGCCCCAGAGGCGTTATCATCCACATATTTCTTGGTCGCCAATTGCTCATCATCGGTGGGGGCACTATAGGTGTCCATTTGCGGTATATTGGGGTCGGTAAAGGTCCACTGCCCGGTTACGGTCTCATCATTGTCTTTAGCTGACAATTCATTGTAAAAAGGAGCACTGTTGGAAATAACCGCAATAGCTCCACCGGCGTGGGATTTTTTAAGAGAACTGTTTTCAGTATAAGGGGCGTGAAAATCAAGACCGCGAGTTACCCCGGTCAGGGTTGCGGTGCCGTCAGCGTTTTGGGTTATCCCGGTAAAACTGATATTTTCTTCTTTGCTTGTTCCCGGCTCCAAGGTTATATATCCCGTGTCTCCGAAATCACTCATTGTTATATTGGTTTCATCGGGAAATTGTAAAGACTGTATATCTATGGATGTCGCCGTAGAGGTGCACCCACTACCGGCCAGTCTTAACCTTTGGGCTTGTACAAATTTATGTGTATCCATACTTTTTAATTAGTTTTTAATATTTATAGCTTTATTGGTTGATTGGGTTACATTGGTTCCGAAAGCCAGAATTTGCCAACTGGCATCCACTTGGTTAGATGATATTTCTATCTGCATTTCAAAGAAATCTTTTTTGACCACTTCCTCTATTTTTTTAAACTTAATAAGCTCATCGTCTGATTCTGTTATGCTACCCAGGGGCTCTTTACCCAGAGATTTTTTACCTAAACTGTTGTCGTCGCCAACCGCGAAAAGAATGTCGTTGTTGTTGCCGTCAACAGTGTAGGACGATATGCCTTCACTCCCCTCATAATCATAATAGATAGTGAAGTCAAGGGAGGTATTGGATGAAATATATCCTTCGCTGAAAAATTCGTCAAAATTTTTGAGCTTAGTCCTGTCTCCGAAAGACTGATAACTGAATTTAGCTTTGGCGTCTATCACATTGCTGTTATCATTGTGCCCGGTAAATAGTTTATAGGTGTTTTTGGTGGAATTGCTGTGGCCATAAAGCTCATTATCTATTATGGAAAAACTATTTATTGGAAGTATTTGCGGAGCTTCCCAAAATCCCCTTTCTAGATTGTAAATCAGAACAACAGACTCTTCAGGGACAGCCACATATAACCTGTTTTGGAAATATTTTAATGCAACACTGCCCAAATTATAACCTTCCAATGTCGGCTTTATAGGGTCGGAAATAGGGACGGATTGCGGGGTATCTATATTCTCCACTCTACCTAAGAAATCTATGGTCGGCTCATTTGACAAAAACACGATTTTATTCTTCATTCTGGTTATCGCGTCTTGGCTTTGAGCTCCCTCTCCGATACCGCTTTTCAGTCTCTTGACGGCTATATATTCTTTTTGAATATCATCGCTTAAAGTAAATGCCACTTGATACCACTGGTTATTGCCGGCGCTGATATACATAACATCTTCTTGTGTTACAAAACCTCGCGGTACGTCGTCAAGAGTTAACAATGCTCCCTCGCCCGGCAACCTCGGGCTGGAATAACTGACATCGTCAAAGTCATTAACAGCACTAACATAAATATCCCTTTTGTCTAAGGAGCCATAATATACTTGGTTGTTTAAGGTTGATAATAGGTCTATATCATAGCCCGAGCCGATATGGTCGGAAAATGTTGTCGGCTTTTGAACCACTATACTGCCATCCGCTTCACCGCTCGGGTCAGGTGTAACTCCCGTTAAAGTGGTTGTTCCCTCTCCTCCGGTGTAGGTATAAGTTGTTCCGTTTATTACCACTTTTTTATCATAATCGGTTCCTGTGGCAATGAACCTATCTTGTGCCCATGTGTTCGTGCCTGTTTTGGTTATGGAATTGGATGTGGTTGAATCAATTTCTGCCACACCCCCAGACCAAGCGTAAAGGTCAGGTGTACCGTTGCAGTATAAAAGCATATCAATAACCTCGGTTGTATCCCAATAGATTGTAAATTGGAAGGTACTGTTGGTATAACCGCTGGCAAGCTCATACCAGTCGTCGTTATATCTGTATTCCAAAGTGCCGTCATTGCTACTATCGTCATATCCCCGCAATATTCTGGTATAGCCGTTATGTGTTTCCCAGTCAAAGGAGGCGGTTATGGGTTCATTGTCAGAACTTTCCGTGCCATCAACAGTATATCCTTCTCTGATCTTAATATTTTCACTATCGGTTGATAATACGTTCTGGCTTCCTTCAACCAAATATCCAGACCGGAGCTTAGTCTTGTCAGTCTTAGTTCTAAAGCCCTTGAACTTTTGTGTTAATGAAAAATTGTCTTTAGGCATATGTATATATAATATCTAAAACTTCGTTTTAGATATTATCTAATTCTATGATATTCTTTCTGTTGTTTAATGGCTTGGCTTTTATTGTCGGCTTTATATTTTTGCATAGTGTTATTGTATCTCTGGGAGAAATACTGAACATCAAACTGGCTGTCCACTCCGGCTTGCTGTTGTGCCGCCAATTCAGCCGCCTTATCTATCATTAAATTTATCTCATTCTCTTCTACATTGATTATATCACTATCACTTCCTACTGTCGTATTCCATTCTCCGGAAGTCGCATCTTGGAACATTGCGTTAGAGTAATAAACTATTTCATATATGGTTCCCAATCTAACCACAAGGCTGTCAACCCTAATGTCGGTATCAGCGGTGCCGTCATAGTTTATAGTTACTCTGGCGGTGTCAACTGCGGAACTGTCAGGGACTCCTGTTTCAGTAGCCCCGTTCCATTCCAGTCTTATCAAGTTCCAGCCATCGTGAAAACTGTTGCCTTCGTTGTTGGTGGTGGCTGTTTTATCCCAATAGTTGGTTAAGTCGTTACCCCATCTGACGTTTACACTGGTTATAATTGAACTATCCGGGGAATATACCCAAACAAATATTGCTCCGGTATCTTCATAATCGCTTAAATCCACTTGGCTTAAACTGGTGTTTTGAATATAGCCGTAAGTTGAGGAACCGTCCAAATCAAATTTTAGAGAGCCGGCCTCTGATACATAATATAAGCTATCTTCAGTAAGATTGGTAGCATCTCCTCCAACAGACCAGTTGGTTGAACTGTTAAAGTTGGATAATGTTACTCCCCTACCCGTGTCTTTGGAAATTCTAAGGGTTTTGGAGCCGGAGTCAAAATCAACGTTAAAAACATTGTCGGCTTTTCTCAGGTCAAAATCTTGAATACTTCTGCTTCTGAAGTTGTCATTGACACCTCTGTTAACTTGTGGCCTAATATCAATTATTTGGTAGCCCTTAACATCACTGGGCAAAACATAATCATAGACCTTGTTATAAATAGGGTTAGTCAAGATTTGACTTCTTATGGTGCCGTTTAAATCGGCATCACCCAGAAGCTCCCTGCCCGCCCTGCTTATAAGTTGGTCAACGTTTTGTATCTTGTTCAATGACACGCCATGAAGAGCCGCCTCCATATCCGTTTTTAAATTTTGTACTGTATAAGACATATATGTTAATTATTGTTTAAAATGGTACCGGGAAAAAGGTATTAACTTTTATTTTAGTTTCTTCCGCCGCCTGTTGGGAAAAAAAGTCGGGAGAGGATTTGGTGGCGTCGTAAAATGCTTGGCAATCCTCTGGAGAAAAAACTTCATTCAAAATAGCTGTTGCATCTTGTTTGCCATCCACAGAATTTTTGGAACCATCACTTCCTTCATTTCCTACATATAACGGATTAGAACTGCTCCCTATTGAACCAGATATACTGTCAGAATAAACTTCGCTTCCATTTATATACAATTTTGTTCCGTTTCCGTCAAAAACCAAATGTACTAATTCCCAAGAATTTTCGGCTGCATTAACTCCCGTGTATTCGGTATTAAACCAAGAAGAACCATCTCCTAAAACAATCCTCCATTCTTTACTATTATTATTATCACTGGTAACTAACTGATAACAACTATTTCCTTTATTCAAAAACCAATTGTCATATTGAGCACCAGTATAATGCCACATCTCAAGAGTCAAAGCATTTCCATATCCATCCAAAGAACTATCATAAGGAACTTCTATGTACTCATCTGTAGCTGCATTAAATTCGTAAGCACCATCTACTATTCCCGTTACCCCTCTTGAAATTCCTCCATTTAATGTACCGTTGTTGCTGTTTCCAGATACATCTACCAAATCTCCACTTGTTTGATTGTATAGATATTTCGCTTTTAAATTACTCTTTTTACCGAATACTGTACTCGCCACCACACTCTGGTCGCTTGGTCCGTCTCCGTAGGCAACCTTTACCTGTTCCGTGCCATCCCTTACAAAGCTGTCATAGACGTGGATAACCGCCTTTTCGTTAGTAGCGTCAAAGGACTCGAAATAATAGTCAAAAAGGTTGTCGTTCTCGTCATAAACGGCTATATCCGCTTTGCTGGAAATATTAGTCCAGTCTAAAACTATATCCCCTGTTCCCGTGGTGGAATCATCACCTCCGACTATCTTAATTGGAACCGTCCTTTCGATGGTCGGAGTGCCGGTAATCTCCCTTACATTCAATCTTTTTAATTTATTGTAATCATCCGGTATATATGAGGTTGTAAAAGTAACATCACTTCCATACCAAGTATTCGTCCCATCTGTGACTACTGCTCGGTAGTGGTAAGTAGTATCAACTATAAGACCCGAAATAGTATCGTTGAAATCTCCCGTAGAAGATAAGGTTTGGACGGATGTGGTATTGCCGTAATTAGTATCTGTTCCCCACTCAAAATAGACATCCATTTCGCTGTTGCCTTCTAAACTTTCAAGGGTTCCGTTAAGTTGGGCGGAGTCGGATTGGATGTTGGCGGCTTCGTTGGTGGTGACTACTACTACTTCTTCTCCATATACTTGATAACTTTTTAACTCTAAGTCAAGACTACCCCCAGCTCTAACTTGAATTTTTATATAATATGAACCACTATATCCACTTACATCTAATGAATCTGTTGTTCTTGAAAAAGGAGCTTCATCATCTCCGTTTCGCCTTGAAATATTCTTAACCCAAGTCGTTCTATCACTCATCTGACTGTCAGTTATACCAAAAAAACAATAATCCCAGATGTTTTCTGAAGTAGGACTTTCCCAATCTATGTATAAGGTGTTTATATTTGTTAAATCTATCTTATTCTCGGTAACATAAGTTCTTTGTGCATCAGTATCTGAAACCATTAAATAAAAATGGTCAGAATTTTTACTTTGGCTCCCTATTCCCTCACTATATCCTTCAATCCAACTTACATTCTCTGTTCCTTCATTGTAGTAATATTGATTAACCATAATTTATATTAAAATATTCGTTCCCGAAACACTGGTTACGTCTATGGGTTTAATTTTGTTGAAGTCGGTAATCATAATTCAATTTATGCCCATCCGGTAGATAATTGATAATAGTAACTACTACCATCCCAATAAATATTTAATATATCTATCGCATTAGCTGACGTTGAAAAGCTACCTGCTGTTCCATCCGGCCACAATCCACTCGGCAAAGTCGGTGTTCTGCCTCCGGTTGCGTCTTGTACCACCTTCAATTGCTTGTGGCCAACTCCCATATTACTAAAAGACAAAGTAATATCAGCTCCCAAAGTTATCTTTTGGTTTTGGCCGTTGCTCCAATCAATAGTGGTATTAGAACTTACTGTGCCAATATCATATTCGGAATTAAAATCGACTTTATTGTTAATGTTTCTACTGCCATCAGCCAATAAATATTGAGTATGGTCATCATCACCTAGCCCTTGCAAGTCTCCGTGGTCAAAGTCAGATGATGTATATGTTGTATCTTGGTCATCAGCTATTTCAAAGTCCCCTGAAGTGGAGTTATATTTAAGAATCTTGTTATCAGCTATATTGGTTAAATCAACATCACTTAAATCTCCCATAGAAGCCGAAACATCAGACCAACTGCCACCACTATCTTTGTATTGAAGAGTGCCACCATTATCACGAAAACCATAGCCCGACTCCCCGGACTGATTATAAAAATTCAAATACCTATTAACGCCATTGATAAGAATATTATAATCATTGGTGGTTTCAATATAAGAATTATACCTCGGCTGCCAATAACTCTCAGTTCTACCACCAAGTTTTTTCTTTTTGTTAAAAAGTTTTTTAATAAATTTAAGCATATTACAAATCCTTAAATCTTTTTTTAGGTAATTCTTTCCACTTACTATCCTTAATATGTATTCCAGGTTCAGCTAAAATGCCACGATTTTTCATATCAAGTAAGGCATTTATCTTTTCTTCAACCGTATCCACGGTGGCTAAAACCCCATGAACAATATACCCGGTCTCTCCCGTATCATTATTAAAAACTGTTTTTAAATCATTGTCTTGTAAAAATTGCTGGTTTTCAGTAATCATATATTTTGAATTATTTATAAAAACTTTACCGTATATAGCCCAGGTCGGATAATTGCTTTCATGAAGCTGTTTCCTAAACGGATCATAGCTATCCCACACATCCCAGGGGTCCTTAATGTTTATCAATGTAGTAGCGTGATTTCTTTCATCTATATAATCAGGTTTATAATAAAGATTTCCATATTTATTCTCATTCTTAACCCAAGCAAACACGGTTATCATTAACGGGCTTATTTTTAAATATTCCTTAAAACTGCTCTTGACAATATACCCATAAGCTGGGCTAAATATTTTTAAAAATTCTTGCCCTATCTTATCTACACTCGGTTTGGCTTTTGTATAATATTCATCCCATTCATTTTCATCATCCCACGGATATGCGGTCTCCGGAACGAGACCGACTCTCATCATTGTTTGTAAAACATTGCTATAAGAGTTACCCCTTTTTGTAGTATTACTGGCTTCAGCTAAGTGCCTTTTGGAAAACTGCACCTTGCCGTTTTTTATATAACCATTGTCTTTTAAAAATAATAACGCTTGCCCTTTAATTATTTTCTTTGATATTAAATAATTAAAAATCATTTCATAAACATTACAAACGGTTTGCGCGACACAGTTCATGGCGTCTAACTTGTTTTTCCTTTGTTTCTCTTCCTCTGACAAATAATCAGCCCAACCGGAAACAAGCACTTTTAAAAGAGCTTTGCTCCCCAGGAAAAAACTTTCTTTAATCCTTGAAAACCATCTCTTGATCATATTAAAATTATTTTTAAAATTGCCCCGATAACACCCAGCATTAAAGTCCCAATAATAAATTTCATGGCGTCAGCCACCCACCTCGGGGCGAATTTTTGTTCACATTCCTTCTGCCACTCTTTCAACGCTTTAGTGTTTGTATCAAGGGTTTTTTTGATGTGTTCTATGTCTTTTTTCATACCAGCCACGTTTTGTTCTAAGCTGTTCACTCTAGTGGGTTTATATTCGGCCATAGTTATTTTTTACTTTGTAATATGTCCCTGTTAATGTATTTGGTTATTGTGTTTAATACAGGCAATAATAATGACGGATAAAAGCTTGTCTCTGTAACCAAACCTATTAAAAGCAAAACAATTAAGTTAGCCATTTGCCAATATAGGGTGGTTGCCCTGTTGCTTGTTAAGAATTTTTTTACATTTTCCATAAACTATTTTTTGTTAACTTTTTTATCTTCTTCCTCCAGCTGCTGGAGTTGGTTTAGTAAATTGGCTATCTCGCCATAGCTATACTTGTCGTGTTTAGCATTGGCAATAACGTTGATAACCGCGTCTCTTTGTTCTTTGGTTAGTTTATACATAATTATTCTTTAATTGTAATTTTCTCTGGGGTGCTGTTTTCAATGGCAATTTTCTCGGGAATATCTTTGACCGCAATATCGGTGTTGTCGTTAATGGCTTGGATTTCATCAACGTGTCCATTGATTTCCTCACGGAGTTTTTTAATTTGTGCTTTTTTGTCCGCGATTTGTTTTCTCAATTGCCCGACCGTAACCCTGTTTTCTTTGGTTTGAGTTACTTCTTCAGAGATTTGGACGACCTTGTTTTCGTCATCCACGCTTGATTGTTCCAGTGTATAATTTTTAGTCATAGTTTTAATTTTTAAAATTAGTTATTCCTTGAGTTATTGTTAAGCTGTTACCTGCATCAGCGGCATCCCATTGGATAGTAACGGTAATATCTTCGGCTGTAGTGGTATCTATGGTATCTGCTGACTGTGAAGCTGTCTGAACATTCTCACCATCAAAATTACCTTTAGCCGACGCTATAATAGAGCCTGTAGATCCAGTGCTTCTAACCGTAAAATTAAACTCTATATCAAAATATCCATCTGTGATATTGGCGGCGGAAGATACTAGAGTTTCAATAGTCGTTCCACCCACTTTCAGCCTAGCAGTAAAAAAGTCAGAAGCCGAGCTGGTATCATAATGTCCAATTATTTTGGCGTGAACCATTAGTCCCTCATAAAGCTCATCAGCTGAAATAGCTTGGGTGTATATAGTTGTTTCGGTGGTAGTGTCGGCTACGGTTGTATCAGCGGTAACCGCTCCGTCGGAGAGGTCAACACTTCGCCTGTCGTTTTGAGGAGTAAACTCAAGCCTTGTTCCGCAATACTCCATCGCCCCAGCTTCAGGTGTGGAAAGGCAGGTGCCTGTGGTAAATTTCAAAGGTGCTACTGTGGCTGTACCTGCGGCTAAATGTAAGAGTGAATCCGGATCCGTCGTACCGATGCCGACGTTGCCATCACCTTTTAATCTCATTATTTCATTATTTCCATCATCTGGACCTGAATAGAACATAATATCACCAGCGTCTGAAACAGAGTTATCTTGAGCAACTACAAACCTTGCAGCACTTCCGTCTTCTTGAATTCTAAAATAATTTGGTCTGCCTGTACCTATATTAACAGTTAAACCTGTGTTTGAACCTAAAGTATATGCTTCTTTAATATTTGGGATGGCGTGGTCTTGGTCCTCATAAAAGTATAAAGCATCCATAGCAACACCTCCCTGAACATCCAGCTTATAAGCCGGACTCGTCGTGCCGATGCCGACGTTGCCGCCGTCTTCTACAAATATTCCATTGCCTCCGTCATCGTATAGTTTAAGTCCGTTAGAATCTATGGCTCGTATTTCTTTAGTTTCTAATCTCTTATTAGTATCATTCCAATAAAGTTCCGAGTTTTCGGTGTATGTCCATTTTTTCAAGGTACTATCCCAATACAAAACTTGTCCTTGATCTGTGCCTCTATTTATTCTTGGGTCTCGCCTTACATTTATCATAATAGTGCTCCTGCGTTAATTTTTTGGCTGCTTGTATCACTAATGGCATATAAGGCATTAGTGGTATCGTTGTAGCTAATAATAACTTCGTCCCCGCTTTCAAGTCTAACAAAATCATTGCTACCATCGGACAAAACCCCGGTCTTTCCTATATAAATTATTCCGGTATTGTCTGTATTCGCCCTTATCCTAACAGAATTAGGTTCTCCGCTAATAGCTATTTCCACTTCCGTTGTCCCGACTGTTATATCTCCAACGCCCTCTATGTCTTCTCTGGGGGTTGTTGCCGATATAAGAGTATCCTGCTTTTCTTCAGTGGCAGGGTTAATTTGCCTATTGAGTTTATTTAGTATTTTTGATACAACACCTGTCCTGGCCATTTTATAAGTTCTTAAAATTTATATTGATCTTGGGTGGCTCTATGCCGGCCTCCTTATAAATTTCTTTTATATAATCATAAGCTTGTTCAAGCTCATCACCCTTTTGGTGAATATATACTTTTTTCTTCGTAAGACCGTCAATTTCTTCTTGCTCTTTCTTTTTACTTTCTTCCAGTTTTTTAATAGAATTCTTTAACTTGGTTTCTTCTGTTCTTAATTTCTTAATCTCATCTTTTAATTCTTCTTCTTTCTTTTCTTTTCTTTTGATGCCATTAGCCTTTTGAGAATAACTTTTTTTGAGAGAAGATAATTCTGTTTTTAACTTTTCTTTTTCCTTAACCAATTTTTCGTTTTCTTTTTTAAGATCATTATTGTTTTTCCTTTCTTCCTCTTTTTCTTTTTTTAGATTTTCTATATTAGAAGTAATGTTTTCAATCTTCTTATAAAGACTATCAAGTTTTTTCTCTTCTTTTTTAATCTCGTTTTGCTTTGTCTTGAGTTCTTTTTCCACATCAACAAGTTCTACCTTTTTTTCTTCTACTTCTTTCTTCTTGCTTTCATTTACTTCATCAAACTTGTTTTCTAATTCTTCAAGAGCTTTCTCTTTTTCTTTAATAGCTTTATCGTATTTAGTTTTATTCGCTTTAGAATTGACCTTAATTTGAGAAAGGTTTTTTTCGGCTTGCTCTATCTCTCCTTCAACTTTAGATTTTTCTTCTTCAAGTTTTTTAATTTCTTTCTTCAATTCTTCCTCTCTTTTTTTGAAGTTATTAAAAGAAGCTTGAACAGCTTCTCTCTTCTCTTGGAGTTTTTTAATGTTTTGAACAATTAAACTTTTGTCAGACATATTTTTAAATTTTTATTATTATTCTCCTGACATCTTAGCCTTAATGGTTATGTTTCCCGCAGAATAACTACTGATTTCAGCGGTAAACCATTTAAGCAAATTTGTATTTACTTCAAGCAACCTGACATCGTCTGTACCGCTTAGGGTGATCCCGGTAGAGCCATCAACGGAAGACCCGTCATCCAAGTCTTTAACCTGAATGTAATCCCAAAGATTAGATGGAGATTGGGACGCGGTAAAATCGCTGGGAGCCGAGTCGGAAACAGCTCCTTTAAAATTAACAACAAGATTGGCGCTACTTTCAGAAGCGAACTCAAGAACAATATGTTTAAAGTCCTCAACATTCAATACTTCTCCCGCACCGTCAGCTGAAGCGGCATCAAAGATAACCTTGGTTTGTTTTTGAACTAATCTAGACATAAGTTTTTATTTAATAATTATGTTTATCCAGCCCCCGACTTTTAGTCGGAAGCTGATAAAAACAATTATTCACAAATGGATGGTTGCGTGGTCGTAGCGGAAATTGTCTCCCCGGATGCAGTAATATAAACGGGGGTAGAAGTCGTGCCTCCACTATCACCAAGAACAATACACCCTTCCCCAATACCATCTGATGTATCACCAATCTGTACTGTGGATGTCGCATAATCTACTTTTAGCTTATCTTCTAAAGTAGTTTCTCCACTAACAGATAGTGTGCTGGAAAACGTTCCGGTATCAGATGTAATGGTTCCATCTATATTACCATTACTGTCAATAACGGTAGTTCCATCTACGAGAAAACCACCATCGGCGTCAAAGGAATCAGAAGTAGATCCTCCCAACCTTTCGCCACCTGAACATCCAGATAGCACTATAACCAAAGAAATAACCGCGAAAATTGCTAATATTTGCTTCATATAAGAATATTTTACTTATTAGCTGGCTCCGGTTGAACCCATAATTCCTACATAATCGGGTGCTCCAACCATTTCTCTGAAACCACCTTTATACCTGTAAGAATTGTTAGTGGTATATACGTAATCAATTAAGTCAGTCCAGATGCTTTCTCTAACCCATCTGGTTACAGAATGATTTCTTCCCAGTAAGAACCAAGCGGTATCACTACCACCTGCGGCACTACCGAGCCATTCGGAGGTAGAAACATACAGGTTGTATTCAGTTGAATAAGGGTTCATGTTGTTGTCAGTGGTATCAGCCTTAAGCTCTGACTTGGTTACCTCACAGGCATAGTCATGAAGGGCTGGCGGAACCAACAGGGTTTCGGGCATGTTGCCCAAAATCACTCCGGCTTGGTCTTTTTGCTCAACCATCTTTTGAATGGCTGTTTTCAAAGAGCTCGGAGATAGAGCTGAAGTCATTTTATTGTCAACAGTATCTCCATTGATAGTGGTGTGATCATTAGCCACGACATAAGAACCATCAGCGGTTACATAGGTGTCAAAAGCTCCTCTATAAATGGCAAAAGATTCTTTCTTTTGGCTGACTCTGCCTTTTCTGGCGAAATCACGAACAGTGTTTTCCCAGAAACCGTGCATTTGGTCATCAAAAAAAATCTTGGGGATAGAAATCGCTTTATCGTAGTTGTTTACGGTAAAGGTTTTCTTATTGTCAGACCGTGTAGATTCAACTTCTACATCTTCTTCCTCTTCCCTGGAGTTCCAAGTGGTAACTCCTTTAAATATCTCTACAATTTCGGCGGCTCTATCGGTTGTATCCTGCTTAAATACTCTACCGGAGGACTGATCTACATAGCCCGGGTGCATTTCAAGACCCCACTCTTGATAAAAAATTTCATCAAGAGATGTCTTGACCACATTTGGGTTTAAATTGCTACTTGTTGCGTGCATATTTTTCTATTTTTTAGTAATTAAGTTAGGCGATAGAACAACCGAACATTGTCGCATTGTCTTTTATGATGAAGTCGACCGTATCATTGTCTTCATCGTAATCTACGATTCTCAGACCATGAACATCTTCATCACTTCCTTCGTCTTCGTCAACTGTAAATGTGGTGCCACTCAAGTCAAAAGTAACCGTGTCATACAGAATTCCTGAAGCCAAGTTACTTCCTGTGTTGGCATCACATCTATAAACCATGCCGGGCAAAGCCAGGTAAACCTCCACTTCACCGTCGGCACTTGATGTTTCTGTTGATTCGGACGCGGCAATTCCCACCACAATATCGGTTCCTATCTCCGGGTCGCCGTCAGCAAGTTGAATCACATAATTACCGCCTTCCGCTCCTGAAATTTTCACAGGGTCTCCGGGATAAATAGTGCTTCCGCTTGAAGTGGTCTGGTCTTGAACCTTAAATGTCTTTGTAGGAATAGTATCTCTACCGCCCGTATCAACAATCTTAACGTCTCCTTTAGCCATAAGATTAGAATGTTATTGGTTAATTATATCTTCGGGAGAGAGTTCTTTTTCTCCTCTCGCCCTTCTTTGAGCGTTTGTTCTATCAAGCAATGCCTTACTGGCCGGATCAAGTTTTACTTTTGTGCCAACATCTTCTTTTTGGCTTTTAAAACTTGAACCTTGAGAGGTATTGGTAATAGAACTATCCGCCGAAAGAGACTTTTTAAATTCTTCTCTCTCATTAAGTATTCTTTTCTCATCCGCAAGCAATAACGCCCTGTTTAAATCCGTCTTAACCGACCCTGTTTTGTTTATGGAATTTTCATAATGATATTTAATCAATTCCTGTTTGTCAGGGTCGTTTGTTAATCCTGACAAAGCGTCATTAAATTGCTCTTTTGTTAAGTCGGATTTGATTTTCTGAGCCTCTTCTTGAACTCTTTGGTTAACAATCTCTTCAATATCTTCTTTGCTAACATCCGGATGTTCATCCTTAATTTTCTTGATCTCTTCCTTTTTTGAGAGAAGTCCTTGTTTATAGTTGTCTCTTTCTTGCTTAATTTTTTCAAGCTCTTGCTTGTAAAAATTAGCATCATCAGCCCCGGGATCGTTGGGTTGATCGGTTTCTTGTTTTAAATCCCCTTCTTGACCGCCTTGAGGATCGGAAGACTGGTCGTCTTTGTTTTGTTTTAAATCCTCGTTTTTTTGTTCTTCAGTCATAATAAATGGTTTAATTTTAAAAGCTTAAAGGTGCTTCAACCTATTTTAATTTTAATATGTTGTCAACTTTCTTCTCTATAATATCTACCGCCCACAAAACAGCTTTGCCAAAGATTATATCATCGTCTTTACTGGAATTGTTGTACATCTGGTAATTGGCCGAATACTTCATGTCTTTCAACAACTGAGAAAAGAGCGGTGATTCTTTTAAAAATCTAGCTTCCGCTTTCAGATTGTCCACCTCCGCTCTGTTTATTACTTTCCCGTTCCGGTACGCTCTTCCCTCCTTTAAGCTGATCGCTAAAACCTCCTCCGGAGTTACCGCGTTGAACAGATGTTTCATCAGTTTGTTTAGTAGTTTTCTTTTTAGTTTTTTCATTTTTTTGTGGTTTTATTCCTAATTTATCACACAAAATTTCTTCGTTTATGGTTTCTAGGTCGGCTGACCTAACGCCATCATCTATAATTTGATTATCAACTATCTCTCTTGAACCGCTCGGTCTGATTCTAAACTGCCTTTTAAGTTCCATCTTCTCGTCGTTTGGCAATATCCGCCACATCTGAATTTTTGATAACATATTTTTTTATTTAAATAATTATTGGTCTTGAGCATTCGCCCGTTCATTGCTACCCGTCAAACTAGCTAAGCTCGCCTCTTGTCCCGAACCTCCGCCTTGCATTATGCTTTCAAGCCCTCCTCCACTACTTCTTTCAGGCTTTTTAACATATTTATCGGGGTCATCTTTGGTAGAATCATAACTACCTAACAATAAGTCCTTATAAATAGCTTCTTGGTCGGCCAAGGGATGTTGAACCGCCCTGTCATAAGCCTCAATATTCAAAGCCCGTTTCATGTTCTCTGTCGGGGGCGTCCTAAAATCGGCGGAAACCTCTATGTTGAATTTTCTCTTTCTAAAAATGCCGGGGTTAACTCTATAAATTTCCTGCTTAGGATCAAATCCCTTATCTTCCTCTTCCATTATCCCTAAACTTTCTTCTTGAACTTCTTGCATGGTCGGATTTTCAGACATCTCGGTATCAAACTCAATTTTTCTGGTTTTTTCTCCCTTTTCAACCAAGAACTTTCTGAACTTAACCTTATTTCTACTATCGGTTATATCCATGGCCTCGGCCACTGTCATAAACTGTATGATGTCTGAAATTATTAAATCTCCTAAATCCTGAACCATAAACCCTATCATTTTATGGAACATACCAAGCATTATCTTTGCGTTTTGCTCAATAATATTGGTTTCTCTGGCTGTCCTTGTCCCGGATTCGGGAACCATGCCAGCTTGCATAGTATCGGCACTACTCTCAGAAATACTTCTTTCGGTTTTTTCCAGTGTCTGTAGCCCCTGATTAACATTATTGCCGACATCTATCTTTTCAATCTTGCTTTCCCTATCAAAAGGAGTAACCGTGCCCGGCCTGACAACAGATGCCCCTATTTCATCCTCGCCAAATACGGCCACAGGGGGCATGAGCTGCAAAAATGTTCCGTCTATGGTCATTCTATATAAGGTATTGACCACCTCTTCGTCAGGCTTCAACTTATTGGCCAAAGACCTGTAATAAAAGAATTTACCTTCATCTATAAGCTCATATCCCGTTTTCACAAAAGGATATTTCTTATCAATCCTCTGTAACGGTCTTTCAGTATCTGTTATTAGAACTCCGTTGACCATTATTAAGTGCAAATCATTAGTTCTGTCATAAAAATGAAGCTCTTCAACCAGCCTACCCTCTAGTTCTTCGTCGTATTGCTCGTAAAAAGTGTTGTCATCATGGTTGAAAACCGCCTGTATACCGGGTCTGACGTACTGAAATTTGCTAAATTTATTATAATATTTTAAAGAAGCATCATTGTAGTCTATAAATCTCCTCCAAATAAGCCAAGGTTGTTTTTGAATGTCGTGTTCATAGATGTTTCCTATAAAAAGTTCATCCACCGGCACTATATTGTCCTTAAACCCTGACATTACCTCGTCTAAAATTTTCTTTTTTTCCCAATTGCCATCCGTTTTAAGGTCTTTTATCTCCTTTTCAACCTTACAAAACTCTGTATGGAGTATTACTGCCGGATTAACAAGGGCGCTTATCACCGAATACAAGAATGTCCTGTCATATTTAGCTTGTTTATTCCGCCAATCCATTAAGTCCTTCATAACTTTGGCCGCATCTTTGTCTTCTTCGTCGTTGTCGTTCTGGGCTGTAACCGTCGGGTTAATTAATGTCCCGGTAATGTGGGCGGCAATGGAAATTATTCTATTTCTGGCAATCGGCCGAACAGCATTGCTGCGCCACTCTTCGTCAGGGTCTTCGCTTTTTTGCTCTTGCCACGCATTAAAGGTTCTTTGGTCTATGGATTGCCTCTGAAGCAAAGTATAATCATTAAACTCACGATATGATTTGTTTCTTATTTCATCGGAAATTTTATAGCAACTCAATATTCTGGAAATTGTGTCTTTTTCTTTGCCCCCCGGGTTATAATCAGAGGCGGCAAGGTCAATGTTGCCTTTTTTATCCCGTGAAATCTCTAAAGTGTTTAAGGCCATATTTTAAAAATATTTTCGTTTATATGATATTTTAGGTATATATTGTTTTTTGGGCCCAAGCCTTATACGAGAACTTTTCGGTGTCTCCTTATAAAAGGTAAGCATTAACGCATCCATCTTGTCCGGGGACTTTAAACCTTCCTTTATCATTTCTTTTTTAGGCTTAATTTTTATCTTGCCCTCGCCTAAACTCCGTGTATATTTAATATTTAAAAACTCTTCTTCCCAGTCCTTAATACTGCCATAAAACTCACCGCCGTTCCTAACCCATTCTTTAAGTGTAAAAAACAATTCCGCCTTCAAGTTCTGATATCTTTCCTTGTCGTTAGGCGCTTCTCCGACGTTAATGGCGTTTACTTTAACCCTTGACAAAGCGATGTGCTGGGCGACATTGGCCCCTATCCCGAAATTGTCAATAGTAACTTTGTCTTGAGAAATGTCATACATCTCCATATACATCAACGTCTTTTGCGCTATCTTTTTCTCGCTGGAAATGCTCTCAAGTCCCAAGGTGATAGCTTTAAAATCATCTCTCAAAACAAACGCCGTCTTGTTACTGCCTTCTCCGGCCGGGTCAACTCCCAAACGTAATGTTCCGCTGGTCTTTTTGTCCTCGGTTTCCCTAAAATCATCCCTGACAAAAAGAGGAACATAACCTTTGTCATCAATAGCGTCTTCCCGCGGAAACTCACCAAGCACACGTATCCTATATTCATCGCTATCTTTGCCTTTGGCGGCCATCCTGTCCACATATTCTTTATTAACTATAGGGCTTTCCTCACCATTAAATGACATTCTCTCCCAGCTAGCCTTGTCTTTATGATGACTGTCATAGAAATACCCCTGCGTCCTCGTAGGGTTACTTATCATAACCACCAATGGCCTTCTATCGGTCAAAGAACCTTCCATGGTAGAAAAAATTTGGTCAGGCACGCCTGATGCTTCGTCGATTAAAGCTAGCTGATGAGGCCCATGCATTCCCGCCAATGCCTCCGGATTTTCCTTGCTGGCCGTCCGCGCTCTGGCAAACCATATCTTATAACTATCGGGATAATCATGTATCCTTATATAAGAACTCTGCCATTCAAACTTTTCCTTAACTCCCGACGGCAACTTATTGATCCACTTCGCCGCTTCCTTCCACAACACATCATATATCTGCGGTGCGGTATTGGCCGTACAAGAAACTTGGGCGTCTTTATGGCAAAATAAGAACCATAATAAAATCCACGCCATGGCACAAGTTTTTCCCACGCCATGTCCTGATGCCACTGAAACTCTCTTCTTCCTTTTCATCGCTTCCTCCACTGACAAAAGGAAAAGCCACTGCTGCCAAGTTATATGCTTGTTTTTTTGAAAGGGCTTAAAATGTCTATGTTCTATTTCATCAAACTTTTTTTCCTTAATCAATTTATTAACCTTGCTTCTATAAATTTCCTTAGGTGGCTGGGGATATAGTTTAAACATTACCTTCACAAAATATATGGGAGACCTCCTCATCTGAGAAAAAACCTTCCTGTTCATCCCCTTTTGGTTAAACAACTCTTGCATATATGATTTGCCCAAGATCCCGGATAAAAACAGCGCCTGTTGTTGTGGCCCGAGAAAAAGGGCATATTATAATGATTTCTATGCGCTTTTTACCCGGGGTCTTCGGCTTCTTCAGCTTCCTCAGCCAGCTCGGCCAATGACAAACTGCCTGTTATATGGCTATTTATATCACTTTTTTCTCTCCAGCCGTGCCTGTTGACCATGGCAAATTTCCCGAACGGAGCATTGTATTCCCCTTCAAGGCAACCATCAACTAGTCTCTCCTCAACAATCATATCAATGGTATCTATAACATCCATTATTTCCTCATCATTAAAAAAACTACGCTTCCAGTCATACCAACGCCTGGGTGCGTAGCTGTTCTTTTTGCCTTTTAATTGCTGTTTTCTCTTGAGTAGTAGGCTGTTTATGCTTTTTATGTCCTCATCTTCTTCAAGCAAAGAAAGCAGTGTTTTAACCTCTTTTAAAACGAATTCTTTGGTGTATTTTTTATCAGACATATTTAAATTAAAGCATATTTTTATTCTTTTGGCAAGAGATTGTTTGTGGAAAACTATTGAGGGGGTTATTTTTTTTATGGGGATTATTTTGTGGGAGTTGAAATTTTTGTGATAAATTTGTGAGGGCATTATATATTTTTTGATCCGCCCGCGATTTTCGGGATAGGGGGGGGTATATAAAATCACCCGGGGGGGGGACTTTCAAACAACAAAAGAAAACGCCAATATTTTAACCAACCCTAGCAAAAAACACAATAAAAAACAAAGTTTTTGAAACCGCTTTTTGGCGATCACCTTTCAAGTTACTTCAATTAATGTATATAACATGAAGTAAACCTTTGCTAACCTTGGCTAAATAATAAATATCATTATCAAGAGATGTTTTTTATTGGATATTGATTGATCGCGAGATTGAATAGTGATGCCCTCCTAAACCACCCACCGGATACTCCTAAACCACCCACCGGATACTCCTAAACCACCCACCGGATACTCCATGCCACCCACCGGATACTCCATGCCACCCACCGGATACTCCATGCCACCCACCGGATACTCCATGCCACCAAACCAACTATTCTAAAAACATAATTAAGCACCCATTTTTAACCATAAAATATGGTTTTTGTCAATAGATTACACCACAATTTGACAATTTTGTCAAAAGGTGGCTGAATTAAGCCATAATTTAACAAAATTGTCAAAAAATTGCAACTCTTTTTTTTTCCTAATATTCGCAAAAACACCCCTAACCTGCAACCTAATTATGGCGATCTGCAACCTAATTATGGCGATCTGCAACCTAAACATACCTAAATGCAACCTAAATATTGCAAAATGCAACCCTTTTTTTTGGCACTTTTCCCTAAAACTAGCAAAAAGAGCAAAAATGCAACCCTTTTTTAAAAAAATTCTATATATATTATATATTATATATTATTATATATGTTTTTTTATTTTTTATTCTCATAAAATAATATAAAAATACTAATTTTACTAATATTAGGAAAATAGTCCAAAAAAAGAGTTGCATTTTGCAATATTTAGGTTGCATTTTGCAATATTTAGGTTGCATTTTGCAATATTTAGGTTGCATTTTGCAATATTTAGGTTGCAGATCACCCCGAATTAGGTTGCATTTCCGTTAAAACCCGCCCCTTGCTATATACAAAAGGATATAAAAACCCTATAATCTCTACCCCTTGCCTTGCCCTGTGGAAAACTCCAACAGATCAAACCCCCTGCCATTATAAAATCCAATAAAAACAGACCCTTGACAACCTTTAAAATGTTTGCTATACTATCATATAGGATAAAAAACAAGGAATAAATCACATCCAAGCCTTGCCATTTTATCCCGCAACATCCCAACGCCTCCCGCCTTGTCCGAATAAACCCGGCAAGGCGGGAAGCAAAAACCAAAAACTATGCACAAAATAATCTACACAAGGCCGAATAAAACAGTGTAACTATTAAAATAACTAAAAGAATGGATAGCCTTTTGTGAGCATAAAAATTATCATTATATTATTAAATAACATCCCGCGCCGGATCCTTGCAATTAAGCAAGCGCCCGGCCGGCAACAAAAATTATGAAAGACACACTAAACGAACAACAATTTATTGACCGGCTATTACAAGATGAAAACGCCGGATGGAGTAGGAAAGGAGCCGAAGCCTTGTTTGAATACTTGACCCAATATGAGGAGGAGACCGGAGAGGAGATAGAGGTCGACCCCGTGGCCTTGCGGTGCGACTTTGACGAATGGAAGGATATAAATGAGTTTTTAGACAGTTACCCGGAAATAAAAGAAGAAATAGACGAAGATGAAACAGAAGAAGTTTATCAAGACAGGCGCAAAGAAGAAGTAAAAAAAGCAATAGAAGAAAAAACAACGCTCATACCGTTTGATAATGATGACCTGGACGCCGGGTTTATCACACAAGCGTTTTAAACCCCGGCCGCCGGACATTGAAAAGTGTCCGGCCGTTGGTGTTTAATAATTAAAAATAAAAATTATGTCAAAACCCTACACAAAAAAAGAAGTTGTCTATTACCTGGAAAATGACCGGGAGAAAATAAACCGGCTGCAAGCTGACTTGTATGACACTTATAAACACGTAGGCATCTATCCTAACGGGATAAATGAAGTTAGGATTATTTGTACCAATTAAACCCCGGCCAACAATCCCGGAAATTCTCCGGGATTGCCGTTGGTGTTTAATAAAACCCCGCACATTACAATTTAACCATGCAAAAAAAATTTACCAATGTTAAATTTAGGAATTTCCAAAAGAAAATGGCCAAGCGAGCTATAAGTAAAGGTATTTATGAGAATTTTGGGCAAACAGAACTTAGAGAGCTAAAAGACAAATACTCTCATTTAAACCTTGAAGATCCTGTGGAAAAATTTAACCACAATCAATTTATCCATCTTGAAAATTGGTTAATGAACTTTGATTATGAGATGATGCAAAGGTGGAAAAAAATATTAGGGCTATAATAAATTTAACATTAAAACTATGCACAAAAGAAAAAGACAAGAGGCCATGCACGCCGTGGCCGACTTAAAAAATGAGGTTTTCCACCTCCGGAATGAGTTAACAGATAAAGAAAAAAACATTTTAAAACGCAACATCCGGAGCATAGAAAAGACGCTAGATGCACACTTTTACACCATTTAAAGGCCTACAGAGCTTTTAAATCATCTAAAAGTCGCCAATATATAAGCTGATAAAGCGGGGATCAGGTTATATAGGCGGCTTTTTTTTATATAAAAAAATATGCCTTATAAATTTGAAACAACAAAAAAGAAGCTATCACCGGAGCACGACAGGAGGCGGAAACTAACACCGGAGCAACGCCGAGAGATACACGCTTTATATTTTCAACAAGGCGAGCCGATCCGCGAGATAGCCCGCCGTTTTTCTCTTGTTTGCAGCAGAAGAACAATTCAATTTATTTTATTCCCGGAACGTCTCCAAAAGTTGCAAGAAATATCAAAAGAAGAAAAAAGACATTTAAAATATTACAACAGAGAAAAGCACACAAAGGCGATGAAAGAACATCGGAGATATAAACAAAAAAGAAGCATAGAGGCAGGCGGCCGCCAATTTCAATCCAAGGAGTCGAAGTCAACGGGATCCGATGCGGCAAATCTTAACTCTTGACAAATTCTATTCTATGATATATAATAGTATATAATAAGTATTAAATAAAAAACTTATGAACAAAAAAATCATGATTTTCCTGGGACAATATAATGGTAAATCAACTTTAATAAATTTTTTTACAGAAAAAAACAATATAAGCCATATAGATCTAAACAATAGGTTTGCCTTACAGGATTTGTTAGGATGCGATTATCACATATCAGAAGGAAAGATACCCAACAAAGATATTTTAAAAAAGATAGTTGCGGGAGAAAAATTATTAGTGGAAAGAAAATATAGAAGCCCGATAGAACATAGGTTCGACAACATAAAATTTATTATTAACCTCCCCGATGAAGAAGTAAAAGTTCCTGATGATATTAAAAGATTGGCATATATTTATAAATTAAATATTAAATAAAAAAAATTTATGGAGGAACAAAAAACAAAAACAAAAACAAAATTATTACGCCCGGTGCTACGAATTCGTACTGCCTGGCATAAGCACAGAATACACATCATTTATTTGCTCATCATCGCCAACATCATTATTTGGGCGATAACCTACAACAAGACCAACGACTTTTACAACGATTATGTTGACCTATTAACTAAAAGCCAAGTCCGGGCGAGTACTATCAAAGAAAAAGCTCACAAGGACACACAAGCCAAGATAGGGTCCAAGCAATGGGTGCTGGAAGAAGTAAGGAGGAACAATATAGACCCAACCAAAGTTGATTGTTTAGTATCTAATGAAAGCGGGTGGGACCCTCAAGCCAGAAACACAAGCGTTCCCGGTAACATTGATATGGGATTGTTTCAGTGGTCCACTAAATACCAAATTGACCCCGGCTTTATCTCTATCGGCTGTATCGGAAACGTGGAATGCGAGACCTATAAATTTATAGAAAAAGTCAAGCAAGACAAAAACTTTTCCGCCTGGCACGGCTACACTCACAATTGCCAGTGGTTGGGAACCGATCCATTTATCAATTAAATTAAAACTATGCTAAAACCACAATCACCGCAACAATTCTACCACCACATGAAAGAGCTCAACACCCCTTACACCTGCCCCAAATGCAACCAGCCGGGCAAGACCCAAGAGGAACGCCTATTTGTTGAAGACATCGGGGCATGCTATGTTTGTGATAAGTTATCACTGGAGTCATAAAGCTAACTAAGATAAAGGAAATAGACAACACCCTAACCAAGAAAAAGGATTATAAAATATTAGTCATAAATAAATACTTATGTCTTTAAAACAACAAATTCATACAGAGTGTGGTGGTAGTATAGTTTTATCAAAAATTGAAAATAATTATTTTCTTGTTTGTGATGAATGTGAAAAAAAATGGAAGCTATCTGTTGGTAAAAATTGTTTTGGGGAGTGGAGGGATATAAGGAAGGAAGAAATAAGGGTGAGATTTGGGGAATAAACAAATATTAAATAATTAAATAAACACCTATGAGAGAAATTAAATTCAGAGCTTGTGATTTTAAAAAAGACGAGAATGTTGAAGTTGATGATAAAAGAGATGTTGCCCAAGGGCCCAAGACCTACGCCAAACAGAATCTTTACCTTAAAATCAAGAAAGAATCACAAAACAATGAGCCTGACGAGGAGACGATAATAGATGTCATCTCCCGTAAAACAGGCGTTAACATACAATCTTTAAACGAATTAACCGAGGATAAGTGCAAGGAGCTAATCACTCTTTGGGCTTAACTCAAAACCTATGAAACCAATTAAGAAAGAATTCTTAAAAGTTGTTACCGGTAATTTTACCAACCAACAAGGAGAGCAAAAGAATGTTTACAAGACCATTGGAGAGCTGACCATTTTCTAAGACCAAAACGGCAATACATTCCAGGGGGCGGAAATTTACCATATGCCGGGGGTGAGGGTGAAAGTCTTTGAAGCGGAGCAGAAAGCACCGAGCCAAGCACCGCAAGCACCTTCGGAAGATGATGTGGAAACACAAAACATTCCTTTTTAATTTATTAACCTTAAACCACTATGCAAGAATTAGAACAAACATTAAATACAATTAAAAAATTAGAAGATGAAAAATCTTTATTGGAGGAAAAAATAAAAAGTGAAAGAGAAAAGGTCTTTAATAAATTGGAAGAAGAGCAGTTGGGTCAATATAAAAGTGATATAGCCACGGTTTCTTATGTGGAAAAGAAAACATTAAAATTTGAAGAAGATAAAGAAAACATATTGCAAAAGATAGAAGAACAGGGGCTACGAAAATATTATGATATTATCCCTGAGCATAAAGAGTTAAACAAAACCTTTGATAAAGATATTAAAGACGGAAAAGTAAATTTGGATGGAGTAAACGTTGAAGTTAAGAAGATGCCAATGATAAGATTTAATAAATAATATGTCCCTTAAGAGTAAAATAATTGAATACCTTAACAACACCCCTGGGGCTGTCCACGGCGGAGAAATAGAAAGGATAGCCCAGGGGTGGGGCTACAAAGCCAGCACCGCAAGCAGGAGATGCAGGGAGTTGGCGGACGAGGGCAAGATTGAAAGAGCGGAGAACGAAAAAGGGCAGGTTGTTTACAGGAGAAAGAAGCAAAATCTTTATACTAAAAAGGATCAAGAGCTTAATGAAATGCTAATGAGTATCAGGAAAAGGTTAGTATCCGACACCGCCAACCTCTGGTACAACCAAGACAAGATAAAGGAAATAGACAACATCTTAACCAAGAAAAAGGATTATAAAATATTAGTTATAAATAAGCACTTATGATTAAATATCCAATAAATAATTTTAGAGGACTTAAGCAGGGATTGATAATTGAAGTATTGGAAGGAGAGGGAACTGAAGAAAGCGTGGCAAGAATAGTTTATTATATTTATTCCGAAGATGGAAATTATATAGGGAAAATAGATTCTTCCCCTGAAGAAGACACTAATAATTAAATAATTAAATAATTATGACATTAAGTAAAAGACAAAATATGAGGGAAATGAAAGGAGAGTGGGAAAAATGTTGGAAGATAAACCAAACTCCACCGTTGGAAGTATATGAAACGCACATCAATTATTTCGGTGAAAATATCCGCATTGACGTTTTAGATGATATTATTAAGCGTAAGGAAAAGCGATTGGATATTTTAAAAGAGGCGGATGAAAATATCCGCATTGACGTTTTAGATGATATTATTAAGCGTAAGGAAAAGCGATTGGATATTTTAAAAGAGGCGAAAGAAATTTGGGATAAAGAATTTAAAAAATAAATAAACACCTATGAACATTGAAACAAACAAAGTACGGGTAATTTCTAATACAACAAGTGAAAACTTTAAAGAAATAAATAAAATGATAGGAGGTGAATATAAAGTTATAGATAGTCTTTATGAAAGGAACGAGGTTCTTGTTTGGAATAATAAAGAGGGTGAAGATATTTGGTTCAACAAATCCGACGTCCGCTTCCTCACCCCTATAAAGTTTAAAGACAGACACGTGGCTATCGGGGATAAGATTAAAACACATATTGGCTGGGAAGATGTTATTAGTTTTTATACTCAGCATCATAAAACTACTTATTTAATAACGGAAACTGTTGATTATAGAGTTTTATGTCTTAGAAATGAAGAAACAATTGAAGACCACGACCCCGGAATAGAAACAGACGACAAAACCGAAGAAGATATAGGGAAACATTATAAACAAGGAAGACAAGATGAATGGGAAAGATGTGTTAATTTATTAGATTTTGATCACTCAGAATGTCCTGAACCAACAAGTTGTATAGGATATCAAAGTGCACAAAGTGATTTAATGAACAATCCTCCTAATATAAAAGAGGAAATAAAAGGAGGAGGGGGTGGGGAAGAGGCGAAAGAACTTTTAAGACAAATGGGGGAAAATGAATCCGAAGAAGTAAAAAAAGCCGTGGAAACTTTAACAAGACAAGGATACAAAGTAACTTTGGAATAAAAAATAACCTAAAATAAATATGACGAATAATCAGGTTTATTATGAACAGGGAGGAGGTGATGAGCAATATACACCAAGGTATGGAGTAGAGGTTTTACTTCCACATATACAACATTTAAAAGATAAGATAATTTGGTGTCCGTTTGATAAAGAAGATAGTCAGTTTGTAAAAGTTTTGAAAGAAAATGGTTTTAAAGTTGTCTATTCTCATATTGATTATGGACAAAATTTTTTAGAATATGAACCTAAGAAATGGGACGTTTTGATAAGTAATCCCCCTTATAAAAACAAAAGATATTATTGGGAAAGAGCATTAGACCTTAAAAAATCATTTGCCCTGTTATTACCTTTAAATATTCTTTCTGATAGTGTAATAAATACTACAATGCGAAAGCGAGAGCGAGAGTTTCAGTTGCTTATTCCAAGTAAGAGAATGAGATTTTATAATGTTTTGACTGGTGAAACTGGAAATCAGCCGACATTTAAAGCAAGTTATTTTGGCGTCAACTTTTTTAAACAACAAATAATTTTAGCTGAAATTGAATTAAATAATAATAGGAAATTACCTTTAGCGGCTTAAAAATAAACTAAAATAACTATGGATTGGAAAAGGATATTTCGTTTTCTAAATTCATCTAAACTTATGTCAAAAAACAATACAGGAATAAATAACAGCGGAGACAGGAACAGCGGAGACTGGAACAGCGGAGACAATAACAGCGGATACAGGAACAGTGGACACAGGAACAGCGGAGACAGGAACAGCGGAGACTGGAACAGCGGATACAGGAACAGCGGAGACAGGAACAGCGGAGACAG